GACTGATGCCAGAAACGTCATGTTACGTATGTTAGGCAGTATAGGGGTGCATGGGCTTGAGTTGTATTGGGATCACATTCCGGGTTTGGCAAATGGTTTCTGGACAGAGATTGGTAATAACAACGCTATGTTTGGATGGGCTCGTTCTCCAAAACACTTGTTATTGACGGCCGGGTGTGAGGATCCTACACCCATCAAATCTCGTATAGGCCCTTTGGGCAGTATAACCGTTGGTCAAGGTATACCTACGATAAATGACTACTACTCTGTGCTCGAGCAAGATGCACCATACGGAGACACACAATCGAAAGCTTGGATGGCCTACGCGTACTCACAATGTACTTATCCAGTCACACGTTTTGCAACCAATCTCCAAATGACTGTAAAAGGTGGCGGTCAGTTTGAACCTCTTTATTTTGCTAACTTGATTCCTGGTTATATGCGCTCGGTATGTCTCTTCTTGAATAGCTTTGGTGCCCCAGCAGTTAACGCCTCCTCGTCGTGGATCGACTGGCCTCTTGGCTCACCAATACCGTACGTCAGCAGTTACTTCGCTGCCAATGTTTACTTATGTTACACCGGCGAGGACGTGGGAGGTTTCGACCGCGCGGAAGTACCCCAGTATCTGATGCCTATATATAGAGCTCCAAAGGTCATCTCAGACGTGTTCCGTTACGGTGGTAGCGATACTTCTGGTTTCGGCAAGGCCAGAGACGGCCTTGCTAATCTTTTTCGTAGCTAATTCTCCCCTCCCTACTAACTCAGACCTCAGACTGTTTCAATCTAAGTGCATCCCCTTGGTGAGTATTCGGGGTGATGCGGGGTTGAACCTGTTGCGTGAAGCTGATACAACAGGTTTAATCTACGAGCTTGTTCCCACCGCGAAAGTGGCACGTAACATGCTTAACGAGTGGAGAGACAGTTTGAAGGTTTGGGTTAGTAGGGGCAGTCCTCTACAAGAGAGGACTTTGAGCGCCGATTCCTGGCGGCGTTTAAGGACCAGGTTTAGGAGTGTTAAATTACAAAGTGTATTTGATTATTGGCCAGAAGACATTGCTAGATGTTTCGAAGTGTATTTGGAATGTATCCCTGAGGAGGTTGCGAACGATATTCTTAAGATGTTGCGGGAGACGGGCTTGCTTTTCTCGAACGAGGATGACAAGGTTATGGCTGCTTTAGGTGAGTTGTCTGGCATTTACAAGAAATGTGGAGATATTCTTGATAGCAATTGGAAGTATTGGGTGGACCTACAACTTCTATGTGACTACAAACCAAACGTGGAGGATGATATATTCGTGGAGGAAATAAGAGATTGGGTGTCAGGTGACAGAAAACATACATTGCTGGGATCAGAGGAGCTCTTCTATATGTACTTCGAAAAAGGTTTAGACAGATACTTCCGAGACAGTCCGATAGATAAGAGGATACTAGACTACAAAGGTGTCAGCATCGATGATTTTGCAGAAGATCCCAGCTACTGGGCAGTATCGGGTTCGTCGACAGGCAGAAAGTTGCGTCTGAGCATGGATGGCAAGCTAGTCTGGGCAAAGAACACAAAATGGGCTTCAGCGATGGAGCTTGATTCTCTCGAAGTTAAGGCGATGGTATTGGGATGGAAAAAACAACTCAACGGTATAATACAGAAAAGAGAACGTGGCAAGGTAAGGGCAGTTATCTCTGGCGAACTAGAGTTGTACCTACAGATGGGCTATGTTGGCCTGGCTCTGAAGAAACTACTGAAAGGACACGAACATAATGCCATGTTTATGAGCTCAAAACAGATGCTAAACCTGTGGACGAAAATGGCGAGAGGAACGGTAGAGAAGAAGTTTATTCGTATGCCTCTTGACCAATCTAAATTTGATCGCGAGATAAGCAAGAGAATGGTTGTCATGGCTTTGGACAAACTCGTCGATATTTTTACAAAATACCAAGTCGACAATCTCGACGAGCTTACTGCTGTCTTGGAGCGTATTAAGTACAGTATTGACGGTGGGCATGTTAAAGTGGGAAAACTGTTGATACTATATGAACATGGAGTACTCTCGGGGTGGGGTTTGACCGCCTTTCTGGATTCCTTGATCAACGCCGGAGAGCTCTTAGGTTTTACAGAGTATATACATGACCTCACAGGTATAGATGTCTTGAACGACTACAACTTAATGGGAGATGACGATTTAACGGAGCTGATCAGCTACCCGGCTGCTGCACTATTGTGGAGCTGTTACGAGGAGGCTGGTTTTTTAGTCAATCCGAGGAAGTTTTTCATAAGCACAAACAGGGACGAGTACTTGCGCGAGGTTGCTTTTGATGGAGTGGTGGCTGGATACCCGGCGCGTGCTGTGGGTTCCTTGGTATTTAGAAATCCTGTTAACTCGGATCCGATTTCAGGAATGTTACGTGTCAGAGAAGAGTATGGCAGTTGGAAGCTTTTATTTGACCGTTCGGGTGTGTACAGGTGGGATATGTGTCGAGAGGATGTGAGTAGGGGGAACGGAATCAGTATAACGGACTTGTTGCTCTTGGAAAAGACGCCGGCAGCCGTAGGCGGTCTGGGTCTAATCTGGGATGACACGTTGGTATGGGGTGCTAGCATGATCAGTTCTGACCTAGAACGGGACTGGACATTCGCTAGGACGCCTCCAGCTGTCGGCACGGTTGCTGCGAAGTATAATATTGATAAGACATGGCTGACTGGGCACTGGCTTAAAAATGTGGTACCTAGGTCAAAAGTTGTTAGTAAACTTGATCCAGACAAAATAGAATTAGTGAAGATACCAGAACTAATCTCGAATTATTATCTACCATTCTCGGGACCGGACGCATGGATGACGCCAAGGCCAGACTATTCAAAATACAGCGAAATACAAATAGCTTTCTTCATAGACGAAGATCCTTTATCAACTTTCTGGATGACGGAAGAATCAAAAGTAGCTGCGAAATACATATCAAAGCACTGTTCTCGCAGAGTTTACATCGACTGGGTGCGTGGTAAGTTGCCGTGGTCGATGCCCGTGGTGAGTGGAGTGATAGCGATATCAACGAGCACACTATTGGAGCAGTACTCAGCATATTGGTGGACATGGGTGCTTGGCCATTGGAAGGTCTCGTATTCACTGGTTGAACGAGCTGCTGTCAGCTGTGAAAAAGACGTAAGGGAAGCTGCCTTGACTAGAAATAATACGGATAAATATGTAATAATGGG